CTGTTCATTTAGATACGAACCAAAACGGGTTCAAATTGTCGAGGAGGCACGAATTGAACAACACCGGTGCGGCCGCAACCATGATCGCTGCCCTGCGTGCGTTGGGCCGCATTGAACCGATAGACGAGGCGCTGGTGGAAACGGTGGTGACGTTGGCCGCCGCAATTGACGGCGCGCCTGAGAATGCGTCACTATGGCGGGAATACCGCAGCGCCATTACAGACCTGCGGAATGTGGGAGGGACCAATGAGCAAGGCAACGAAATTGAAAAACTTATCGAGGCGATCCGAGGCGGCGCCGAGGTACGCGACGCCACGCCGGCCAGACCGCGAAAGTCTCGGCCGGCAAGTCGGGCGGCTAATGACGGAGTGCGGAACACCGCCGATGCCGTGGCAACAAATGGTCCTCGACGTAGGCCTGGAACTAAACCCGTCTAGTGGCCTGCCTGCATACCGTGAGGTTATTTGTACCCTTATGAGGCAGAACGGGAAGTCGTCATTGACCGCCGGCGTTATGGCACACCGCGCCACATTGTGGCAACCTCAACCGCAACGGATAGCGTATTCGGCGCAAGACGGTAGCGCTGCCCGTAAAAAACTCATCGAGGATGTCGCGGCGGGTTGGCAACGTTCGCCGGTTGTCGGGCGCCTCATTGAAAAAGTTTTACGCGGTGTCGGGTATGAGGGCGTCATTTTTGCGACGGGTTCACGCATTGACGTTATCGGTTCAAGCGAAAGTGCAGGCCATGGCCGCACGTTGGACCTGGCAATTATTGACGAAAGTTTCGCCGATTCGGACTTTCGCCGCGAGTCCGCTATTGCGCCGGCTATGGCGACGCGTCGAGACGCGCAGGTTTGGAATGTTTCAACGGCGGGAACTGACGCGTCGGCGTTTCTGCGTCGCAAAATTGACGCGGGCCGCAGTGCGGTTGCGGCGAACACGGGCGGCGGTGTCGCATTTTTCGAGTGGTCCGTTGGTGCGGATGAGGATATAGACGACCCTGAAACATGGTGGCGCAATATGCCTGCCCTCGGTTTCACTATCGGTGAGGACACGGTAAGGCATGCGCGGGCGTCAATGTCGGATGGTGAGTTCCGTCGCGGGTTTTGTAACCAGTGGACCGTGGCTAGTGAACGGGTGATACCTGCGGCGGTGTGGGATGTCGCCAACCGTAGTGACGTGGCGCCTGGCGGGAACATGTTTTTTGCACTTGATGTGAACCCTGAACGGACCGCCGCGTGTCTCGCCGTTGTTGGTGACGGTGCGCCTATCACTGCCGAAGTTATCGAACACCGGCCGAGTGTTGGCTGGGTTGTTGAACGTACCGCCGAAGTGTTGGCGCGTTGGCCTGGTTGTTCCGTTGTTGTGGATGCGCGTGGGCCGGCGGGTTCGTTGGTGCCTGACTTGAAACGTGCTGGTGTGCGTGTTGTTGAGTTACCGCCAACCGAGGTGCAGCATGCGTGCGCCGCATTTTTTGACGACCTGGCGAATGGGCGTTTGTGTATTCGTCGCAATGCTGCACTTGATGTGGCAACATTGGCGGTGACTAGGCAAACTATCGGCGACGCGTGGCGATGGGCGCGGCGTGATAGTTCAGACATAACACCACTGATGGCGGTAACGTTGGCGACGTGGGCGGCTACTCGCCGTCATAACGCGGCAGCGGTGCCGCGTATCGTGGACCCGTGGAGCAGTGACTATGCGTGAAATTTTGACAACGGTTTTGGAAGTGTGCGGCGCGACGTTGGTTTGTGTCGGTGTCGGTTTGGTGTTCATTCCCGCGGGCGTTGTTGCCGCGGGTGTTAGTTTGATTTTGACAGGATGGCTGGTTGCCCGATGAGCATTATTTCGAAACGTGAGCGCCGCGAGTTTTACCCGTTGCAAAATTCGGGCTTCGGCACCGTTACGAATTGGACCGGTGAACCGGTCAATGAAACTACGGCACTTCAGGTGTCGGCCGTCATGGCATGCGTTGGCCTTATTGCCGACAGTGTGGCCTCGTTACCGTTGCGCAGTATTCGCAAGGTTGGCGACCGCAACGTTGCAATGAATGTGCCCGCATTATTTTTGGACCCGTCAGGGACCGTGACGGCGTATGAGTTAATTCACCAAACGGTGACAAGTTTGGCGTTGCATGGCAACGCGTACATTTACGTGGACCGCCGAGGCGACGGCACGCCAATTGCATTGACGCCGTTAGCGCCGTCGAATGTGAACGTGGTGTCATTGGATATGCACACCCGTAGTTATACGGTAGGCGGCCAGCCGGTTTCACAAGAAAACATTTTGCACATTCGTTGGTGGGCGCCACCGCAGGCCGTTGTTGGTATCTCACCTATTGAGGAACAGAAAACCACAATTGGTTTAGCGTTGGCAATGGAACGACACCTGGCGCAATTTTACGCCGAAGGCGGCACGCCGTCGAGTGTTATCGAAACCGATAACGAAATGACGGCGCAGCAGGCAAAAGTTTTGCGCGAGACATGGTTCGACCAACACAACCGCAGGCGCCGCCCCGCCGTTCTGACCGGTGGCATGAAATGGCGCCCCGTCACTGCTAGTGCAGCGGATATGGAATTGAACGCAACACGTGAGCAGCAGGTGCTACAAATTGCGCGCATTTTCCGTGTTCCGTCATACCTCATAGGTGCGAAGGGCGACTCGCAAACATACGCAAACGCAGAAATGGCCGGCCAACATTTCGTCACCTACACACTCATGCCATGGCTACGCCGCCTCGAAGATGCGTTTTCAGGTTTGTTGGCGCCGCCTGATTTTGTGCGTTTCGATGTCGATGCCTTTTTGCGTGCAGATACGTTGTCACGTTTGCGCGCATACCAATTGGCGGTCATGACAGGAATACGAACACCGAACGAGTGCCGCGTAACCGAAGGCCTCGAACCATACGCCGGCGGCGACGAATTTGTTATGGCGCTACCTGGCGCACCAATGGCCGGACCTGGCGAGACACCGCCACCGATGGGCATTGACGCAAACCCGCCGAAGTGACACGGCACAAATAAAAAGGAAACAAACAGAATGACCACAGACAACATCGAAACCCGCGACGGTGAACTTGCCGACCTCGGTTTCATTCCACGTCAGGCGTTGCAATACGACAACGACGAAAAGTTGGTGGAACTATTCGGCAAGTATTCGCAAGATAGCGGCGCCAATGGTGCGCACTATGCGGCACCGTCGCCATTCATTTCAGATGGTTTGGTTTGTAGTTCGTGCGCGTTCTATGACGGCGCCCGTTCGTGCGAAATTGTCGAAGGCGACATCGCACCAGACGGCATTTGCAAACGGTGGATAATTCCCGAACGTTTGGTGGCACCCGCTGCCGCTGCACCTGATATGGGCGACGCCGCCGATATGAGCGCCGCCGCCGATATGACAGACGCCGGCGACATGGCACAACCTGCGGTCCGATACTCGGCGTTAGAAATTGAACACAGAAAAGTGCAAGGCCGCGACGTCGAGTTCCGTACCGTTTCGGTTGGTGCAATTGAAGTGCGCGCAGCAGCCGAAGGGCAGCCTATGCGGTTCCGTGGATACGCCGCGGTTTTCAATTCACCATCAGAACCGTTGCCATTCACCGAGACAATTCGCCCTGGCGCGTTCAAGCGTTCACTTCAGACAGGCCGCGAGGTTCGTATGTTCGTAAACCACAACACCGACATGGTGCTGGGTTCGACACGTTCAGGCACAGTGACAGTGACCGAGGATAGTCGCGGCCTATTAGTTGAGGGCGAGTTTCCCGACACCACCTATGCGCGTGATCTATCGGCACTCATGCAACGTGGCGACGTTCACGGCATGTCATTTGGTTTTAGTGTTCCGCGTGGCGGCGACGTGTGGGCAGAGAATGGCGCACAACGCACACTCACTGAGATAATTTTGCACGAGGTATCAGAAGTAACGGGATTTCCCGCATACCCTGGCACCACCGGTGCAACTATTCGCACCACAGAAATTGAAACACATAACGACAACACCACTGCGGCATCGGTGCCGGTGTCGGTGTCACGTCGAATGAATGATCTCTACGCCCGCAAGGCGTAGGACCTCAGACCGGAACGGCGCGTTCGGACCAGCAACAGTTGGCACCACCGCAGAACGTCACCACCTGAACCCCCAAACAACCAACCCCCCAAAACACAAAGGACAAAAACTATGAGCGAATATATCGCCGAACTGTCAGAACAGCGGGCCAAAGCATGGGAACAGGCAAAGGCACTGCTCGACGTTGCAACAACCGAAAAGCGCGACCTTTCCGCCGAGGAAGCCCAAACTTTTGACCGCATTAACGCCGACCTCGACGTCAAAGATTCACGCATTAAGTCAATCATTGACGCAGAACAACGCGACCGCGACATTCAAGAAAGCCGCGCACGCCTCGGCGTTCCCGCCAACCTCGGTGGTGCTGCCGCCGATCTCGACATTGACGATGCAACGGTTCGCCGTTTGTTGTCAGGTGAACAGCGGACCGCAAAATTTGAGAAGCGCGCTATCACTAAGGGAAGCGCAACCCTCGTGCCCTCGTCTGTCTACGACCGCGTTGTTGAACATTTGGTCCAGGCAAACGTTGTGCGCAACTATGCAACCGTATTGACCACCGCAAGTGGTGAAGCGTTGGCAATTCCGAAGTCGACCGCGTTCAGTACCGCCAGCATTGTCGGCGAAGCCGCACAGGCCAGCGCCTCGGACCCCACATTGGGAACCGCAACCCTCAACGCCTACAAGTACGTGGTGCTCGTTCAAATGTCGAACGAACTCGCGCAAGATTCCAGCGTCGATGTTGCCGGTTTCCTAGCACGTCAAGCAGGCATGGCCATTGGTGTTGCAACTCGTGGACACATGACAACCGGTGACGGTTCCAGCAAGCCTTACGGAATTGTAACCAACTCGACCACGGGCGTTACCGGTGCCACCAGCGTTTCGGGTGCGTTCACCGCCGACAACCTTATTGACCTGAACTACTCGGTTTCGAGTACGTACAAGGCGCAGCCAGGTTGTGGTTGGATGATGAACTCAACCGCAATGAGTGCCGCACGCAAATTGAAGGACACCACGAACCAGTATTTGTTCGCGCCTGGCCTCAATGGTGTTGCAGACACGTTGCTCGGTTTCCCCGTTTATATCAACGACTCAATGGCTAGCCCTGCCACGTCGGCCAAGTCAGTTTTGTTTGGTCACTTGCCGTCATACTTCATCCGTGAAGTCAATGGCATTGAAGTTGCGGTGTCTGACGATTTCGCGTTCGACTACAGCGTGCGCACGTTCCGTGTGTCGTTGCGTACTGACGGCGTTCTCGTCGATCAGACCGGCGCCGTTAAAAACTTCGTCGGTGGCGCATCCTGATAAGCACCAACCGCGCAACGGTTCAACACCGTTGAGCACTTACGGCCACCGCCGCCGCGTGAGACGCGGCGGCGGTGAACCGTTCACCCTCGCCAAAAAATTTGTAAAGGTTGCAGCAT